GTACTATGTTGACCCCGCCGACAGCGACTTTTCCAAGGCCGGTCTGGTCTACACCACTGCGGGCGAGGCAAGCAACCTCATCGGCTTCCACACTCAGGGCAACTACCACACCGCGGTCTCTGAGAGCTTCGCCATCATGGGCATGACCCTGTTCGCTGAGTATCTGGACGGCATTTCTGTCCAGACTATCACCCCGGGCGAGTAATCGCCCCTTTTGAGTAGGAGGCATCCGATGACCGTCCCCGAGCTGTGCGTTTACACGCACAATTTTTTTGACCGGGCGGACGACCCCATTGCCGGGGAGTTTGCTTTTGATCCGGACACCGTTCCCGCTGGGGTAGCCCCGGGGCAGTATTTCCTCGTGTGCGGCTCTATCTTCAACGATGGCGTACACAAGGCCGGGGACGGCGATCTGACCGCCGAAACCTTCACCGGCACGGTGCAGCCTATGCGCGTGCCGCCTGATTTTGTGGCGCTGGCTGAAAAAATCGACGCATACGACAAGGCGCTCCCGGCCGGCGGTGTGTATGTGTCCCAGTCCTTCGGCGGCTGGTCCGGCACGATGGCTACAGGTGCGGACGGCCTGCCCGCAGACGGCAAGGTAAAGTTCCGGGCCGAGATTAACCAGTGGAGGAAGATGTGACATGGTCAATTCGTTCACTGCATCCACCGTGATGCAGAGCTTTACCCAAAAATACCGTTTTCAGACCCGCAGCTATGAGCCGGACGGCGTGGGCGGCTTTGTGTCCGGCTGGACGGACGGCCCGGAATTTGAGGCCGTGGAGCGCCACGACACCACTGTGGAAGCTCAGGTAGCAGAGCAGGCTGACACGGCATCTACCTATACGCTGCTGGTCAACACCGGTGTGCCGCTGGCTTTCCCGGACTACATCAAGCGGGTGAGCGACGGGCAGACCTTTCAGGTGACGAGCGCAGCCGATGAGGGCAGCGCTCCGGAAGAATCCGGCATGGGCCTGCGGGCCGTGAAGTGCAAAAAGGCGGTGCTGCCGTAATGGGACCGTCTGAGAGCATCAACCGGGCGCTGAACGCCTTTTTTAATAGCTTTGGCATCCCCGGCTATCTGGAAGATAATATCCCTCCCGGCGCAGAACTGCCGTATCTGACCTATCAGCCGACAATTCCCGGCGGGTGGAACGAAACGACATCCTTCCACGCCCGGCTGTGGTACCCCAGCAAGGGCGGCAGAACCCCCATTCTGCAAACAGAAGATACGATCAGCGCGGCCCTCGAGGACAGCATAACGCTTTCCTGCGAGGGCGGCGCTATTCTTTTGCAAAAAGGCACCCCATGGGCACAGCCCCTCGACAACCCGCCTGAAGGGTATCTGTGCGAATACCTTATTTTTGAACTTACACGGCTTATACCGTGAGTAAAGGAGCAATATGGCAAGAAAATTTTCCAAAATTTCGCAGAAAGCGTTCGAATCCATGCAGTTCAACGCAGGCATCGTGGTCAACAAGTTTGATGTAACCGGCGAGACCGAAGTTCAGGACGCAGACATTATTACTGCCACGACCGGCGGCATCACCGCGACCTGCAAGGCGAACTTCACCGATCTTGGCGAAGACGTGGACAACGCCCAGAAGAACACCGCAGAGCTGATGCAGATCGAGGACTACGACTGCACGCTGGCTTTTACGGCCCTGAATGCCACAACGGACGTTATCAAGCTGGCGATGGGCGCTGCGGATGTGAGTGACAAGAAGGTCACGCCCCGCATGACGCTGAATCCCACCGCCAGCACCGGCGACTTCAAGGACATCTGGTGGGTTGGAGACACGCTGGATGGCGGTATGGTTGCAGTCCGGCTGATGAATGCACTGTCCACCGGCGGTTTGACCCTGAAGACGACCGACAAGGGCAAGGGCAACATTGCAGTCACCCTGACCGGCTGCCCCCGTCTGGGCAGTGACGTGGTGCCTATGGAGTGGTACTACAGCCCGAAGGCTGCGGCATAAGGAGGTTACAACATGAAAACTCTGAACCAGATGGACGAGACCGAGTTCCTGCGGCGCTGCTGGCTCATCGCTGACGCGGTGTCGGACCTGCTGACCAAGACCAAAGTTATGGATCTGCGCAAGGTCATGCCGGTTTTCAACGGTAGCGAGACCGAGGAAGAAAAGAAGCAGAAGAGGGAAGAGCAGAGCCGAAAAAACCTCAAAGCAATGGCAAAAAGCCTGTTCTTTGAGAACGCTGAGGCTACCGCCAAGCTGCTTCCGCTGCTCTATGAGCCGGACGTGGACAAGGACGGCAAGCCAGAGACTATGACGCCGTTCAAGACCCTGCGCGTTATCACTGCCACCATCGAGGACAAGGACGTGCTGGATTTTTTGTTATCGTTGGCGAAGCTGGGCCAGACGAGTATCGACGCCTGACTTCGTCCATTCGGCTCGATATGCTGCGGCTCGTCGGCAAGCCCTACATTGTCCAGCACATTATGAACACCCGGCGGCAAGAGGCTGTTGCTTTGAGCTACCGGGCATACATGACGGACACGCTGGCAGGCTTCGCAGGCGTAGAAGAGCGCTGGGCTGACCGGGTGGCGGGAATCATCGACCCCCGCCCCTTAGAGCCGCAGCAAAGCGCCGAAGAAGTGATACAGAGAATCAAAAATGGCTTGAATGGGGGTGAGGAAACCTGAAACTTTTTGAATTGAGCGCCACCCTCGGGCTGGACGACAGCGCCTACCGGCAGGGCATCCAGAATGTGCAATCCGAGACAAAAAAGACCGTTTCTTCGCTGTCAGGAGAGTACAGCAAGGCCGCGAAGGCCGTAGTAGAGCTGACCAGACGTTACAACGAATCGGTGGGCAAGACCGGCAAAGCGTCCTCTGAGACCAAAAATCTCAAGACCATGTTGGCACAAGCAGAAGCACAGCTCAGGGCAACCACGACCGCGCTGAAAGCCGCAAACAACGGCATGGATGGCTTTGCCAGCTCCACGGAGAAAGCATCCAGCAAGTCTCTGGCCGGTGCCATTGCGCAGGGCACGGTCATGGCGGGCGTTTTCTCGAAGCTTTACTCCGCTGCGCTCAGTGCCGCAGAGGGATTCATCTCTTCCGGCATTTCGTACAACGCGGAAATCGAAAAATACACCACCGGCTTTACCAATATGCTGGGCAGCGCAGAGGCTGCGAACGAGGCCATGAAAGCCATTCAGGAGGACGCCGCCCGCACGCCTTTTGATGTGGCATCGCTTACCGAGGCAAACCAGCTGCTTATCAGTGCCGGTGAAAATGCCGGGTATTCCCGTAAGCTCATTATGGCACTGGGCGATGCTGTCTCGGCCACCGGCGGCGGCAATGTGGAGCTGTCCCGTATGGCGGGCAACCTTCAACAAATCGCCAACGTGGGCAAAGCGACGGCTGTAGACATCAAGCAGTTTGCCTATGCTGGCATCAATATCTATCAGGTTCTGGCGGACTACACCGGAAAATCGGTGCAGGATGTCCAGAACATGACGATCAGCTACGACCTGCTTTCTGAGGCCCTTATCGCGGCCAGCGAAGAGGGCGGGCGCTACTACAACGCCATGGATGCCCAGAGCCAGACCATGAACGGCCGCGTGTCTACCCTGAAAGACAACGTGAGCCAGTTGGCCGGACTCATGACGGGCGATTTGTCCAACGGCATCGGCATGATCATCTCAAATCTTAATGATATGACGGTGGCCGCGCAGGAAGCCTACAAAACCGACGGATGGACGGGCCTTATCGGGGAGATAACCGGACTTTCCGGTGTGATCGACAAGGCAAAGTCCTCACTTGTTGGCCTGAAAGCTGTCGCTGATTCCTTCAGAAAAGGCGAAATTTCGCTTTTTAGTGGCGACTGGGATGCTGTGTACTGGAATGCATTTAACGCTGACCAGACAACAAAACAGGGGGAAAAGGACTGGGATAAATCTCACGCTGGGATGGTGTGGGACGAGAATGACGGCTGGGTGCCTGCAAAGTCTTCCGGTGAAAGCAAAAGCTCTATTACCACTTCGCCCACCACAACCACGACCACAACCACAACTCCAACCCAAAAGCACGTCGCCGCTGATACCAAAAAGCTGGCCGACACCATCAAGGAGACCTCGCAGGAGATCCTCGCCGGTACTGGCAACATCGTCGGCAGCATCCAGCGCGTGACCGAGACCGCTGACAACACCTACAACGTCTACGACGGCACCACCAAGGAGCTGAAAGGCACCACCAAAGAGACGGTGCAGACCATCACGGACTCGTGGACTGAGGTAGTGGACGGCACAGAAAAGACCATCAAGAAAATCACAAAAAACGTGACCGATGCGGCCGGAAAAGTGACGACCACGACCACGCAGACGTGTGACAAGGTGGTTTTGTCTGTCTCTGAGATGCAGAAACGCATCGACAATCAGCTCAGCGAGGCACAGAGTGAATGGAAGAGCGGCATCATGGGGACGCTGCAAAGCACGATCTCCGACCTCAAAAACGGCAACTGGTCGGGCCTCGCCACAGACTTTGCAAAGCTGGTGTGGGGCGAGGTCACGCAGGAGCAGCGAAACATCATCTCCAAGTGGCTGACAGACGCCCTCACGGCGGTAAATGACAGCTACTCCGGAGGCGGTCTGAGCGCGGCGAAAGACACCATCAAGGCACTTTTTGGCGACGGCATCGCCGAGGGCGCTACCGAGGCAGGCACAGCCGTCAAGAGCTTTTCCCAGATCCTTGACGGTTTGAACGCCTCCGGAGGCGTGGGCACAAAGCTGGCGGGCATCGCTGGCAGCTTCACCAATGCAGCAGGCACCATCACAAAGGCTCTGAGCGGCATTGTGGGCTTCATTGTGTCAAACCCCGTGGTGGCGGTCGTCCTCGGCCTGACGGCCCTTGTGGGCGGCGCTGCGCTGTCTGCGTGGTCGAAGAACAGGGACGAGAAGCTCGCAAACAACTACGAAAGCCCCTTCAGCAAGACCCCTGTGTACGACTCGCTGGCGGAGTTTTCTTACCGTGCCGACCAGTTCAACCGCTACAAGGGCCTCACGGCGTCGCCCTTCAGCGGCGGCCAGCAGGACACCACCGGCAGACAGCAGCTCAGTGTGCTCCAGCGCATCTCCAACTCGCTGGATGAGCATCTTCCCGCCATCGGCACCGGCACGCTGGTCATCGACGCCAACGGCGTGCAGGCTCTCGCCGGCGCGATGCAGCCGACACTTGTGGACGGCATTGATGGAGACTTGGGTATCCGCTCGACCCGGAAAGCGAGGGGAGGCTAAATGGCAGCATTACAGGGCGTCAAAATCGGAGACCACCACACCCTCAAGGACTGGGGGCTTTACCTTGTGGTCGGTGGCACAACCGTCGGCCCGGCAGAACCGGACGAAAGCCTTTTGGTCAAAGTGCCTTTCAGCGACCGCATTTTAGACCTTTCCAAGTCGATGGACGGCAAAGTCCACTACACCCAGCGCAAGATCACCATCACGCTCAAGTGCGTAAAGCCAAAAAGGCTTTGGCCCAAGGTGCAGAGCACGCTGGAGAACGCGCTGCAAGGGCAATGGCTGAAATGCGTTTTCGATGACGACCCGGCATGGTACTGGGAGGGATTCTGGACGGTCACACCCCAAAGCCGCGACCGGTGGGAAAATGTCTTCACCATCACCGGCATCTGCAACCCCTATAAGACCAACACCACCGCAGCGGCGGGCGCTGACTGGCTGTGGGACAGCTTCAGCTTCGAAGAAGACACCATCTATGACACGCCGACGGAGGTGAAAAGCCTGTGAGCTACAAAATCTATGCCGGTACGCAGACCGCCGTAGGCGAGTGGGACACCAAAGCGTGCATCTACGACCCTGCGGCGGAAGATCTGCGCACCACGGCCACCATGCTCATCTCCCCCACCCTTACCCGAGAGGCGGGCAAAGCAGGCAGTCTTGAGTTTACCATCCCGCTGGGCAACATCGCCCACTCTGCGCTGCAAAAGCTCAAGACTATCGTGGAGGTAGAGCAGGACGGCAAGACCCTATGGCGTGGGCGGGTCATGAGCCACGAGATGGATTTTTATCTGCGGCAAAAGGTGTACTGCGAAGGGGAGCTTGCCTACTTCAACGACAGCTCCCTCGTGCCATACAAGTACACGGACATCAGCATCAAGGAATTTCTGGCCAAGGTCATCAGCAACCACAACGGCCAGACAGACCAGTACAAGCGCTTTGCTCTCGGCACCGTAAATGTGTTTGAGGATGGCCCACAGGAGTCTTTTCAGACGGTCTACATGGGTAATTGCGTAGTAGAACACCATAGAGACAGCGACGGAGACAATGAGTATTGGTTGGAGGATGCTGATAAAAGGTGGATATGCGATGTAAACAGCGACTCCGTTCCAGTTGGGGAGTACATTAACAGAAATAATGCGATATGCGTTGTCTCCTATGACAGTACTTCTTCATACACGGTGGAGCGAAACATAGCCTACAAAAACGGCAATTTTTACTCACTGAGCGCTACGCAGAAAGACTCGAAATACATTTACACCATCGGCACCACCCCGCTGACAGACTGGAAGCTGACCGATGACGGAACGATTCAGCTCTATAACTCCAGCACGGGAGGCTGGTCGACCTGCACTGGTTACTATCTGCACGACTTCGACGCCTCGACCAACGAGGCCCTCGATTTTGGCGATGGAAAAAACTTCGGCACCACGTGGGACATCCTGCAATCCGAGCTGACGGACGTGTACGGCGGCTACTTTTCCGTCCGCTACTCTGATGACGGAAAGACCCGGTATCTGGACTATCTGGCCGATGACGGCATCACAGAGACGAACCCGCAGCCTGTGGAATTTGGCGTCAATATGCTTGATTTGACCAACTACGTCAAGGCCGAGGACATTGTCACCCAAGTCATCGCGGTGGGTTACAAGTCAAAGGGCTGGTGGATCTTCAAGAGCACGAAGACTATCAGCCAGACGGCCTACGACTTCGAAGCTCAAAAAGTCTACGGCGTCATCACCAAAGTCATCGTCCTCGACGGCAAGGCGTCCACAAATCAAAAGCTGCTGGACGCTGCAAACGAGGAGCTTCGAAGATGCCAGCAGCGCTATCTTGAGGGCATCGAGGTGAGCGCTGTTGACCTGCATGATGCCGGTATCGACGTAGAGCGTCTGGGCTGGATGAAAAAGACCCGCGTTATCTCGAAGCCCCACGGCCTTGATACGCTGCTCCTGCTTTCTAAGGTGGTTGAGCCACTGGACGCGCCGCAAAAGAAGCGTTTTACCTTCGGGACGAGCTTCTACTCCATCTCGGACTTGCAGGCCCTCAGCAGCCATAAGGCCTCGCTGGCTTACAGTATGTCCCTGAGCGCAGCGGGGTATCTGAACGGCGCAAAATAATAAACGCGTGTGCAACCCCTATAAGACCAACACCACCGCAGCGGCGGGCGCTGACTGGCTGTGGGACGATTTTTAATCTATGACGAGCCTACGGAGGTAAAGAACCTGTGAACAAGACTTTCGAAGAAAACATCAACGACGTCCGCACGGCAAGGCGGGGTGTCGAGGTGCGGGAGGCTATGGCTGAGAGCCTTGAGTATGTGGAGGGCTTTGCCTCCACCTCCACCCAAAAGGCAGAGGAGGCCGCAGCCAGCGCCGAAACTGCCGCCGAGGCCAAGGAAGCCGCCGCTGCCTCTGCTCAGACCGCAGAACGGCAGGCGGGTATTGCCACGCAGCAGGCCGAGGCCGCCGAAAGCTCTAAGACCGCTGCTGCCGAGTCTGCCAAGCGGGCGGAGCGGTTTGCCGTGGAGACCGAGGGACGTGTCACCACCGACAAAACCCTGACCGTCTCGGGCGCGGCGGCGGACGCTGCGGCGGTGGGCGACCGTATCAACGCCATTAAAATCGAAACCGACCCCACCCTCACCATCTCCGGCGCGGCGGCGGACGCAGCGGCCACCGGCGTACGCATCAAAATACTGGAGATGACGCAGGGCGTAGACGTGAACGGCATCACCTTCGTTTCGGCCTTCGACACGCTGGAGGGTGTGGCTCTGGAGGGTGTGTGGAACAAGGCGGCGAGCCGGGTGGAGTTTTGAGGAAGGAGGATTTGAATGCAGATCAAAGACTTAGCCATCGGCGACGGATATGTTTACCTTATGGAAGGCAGTAGCAAGGTAAAGTTTTACATGCTGGCCCACAACTATGAGTCCGGCCTGAACGGCAAGGGACGGACGCTGTTTTGCCGGGAGAGTCCGGTGACGAAGGGCGCACGAGCAACAGATAACCGCTCAGACAATGCTAATTGGCCCCTGTGTTTGGAGTGTTTATATTATAAAGCTACTTATTCGACCAACTTCACAACGACCGTGAAAAGCTGGATCGGAAGTACGAAAATCTATTATGACGAGTTGAATAATCCTTATAACAACAGTACCATTAATGGTATAAATCAGCGCAGTGCTAACTTTAGCTTTTTTGCAATCTCGTCAGCGGAATTGGGGACATCGAGATTTGGGAGTTATAGCAATTCGGACGGTACGACTCTTTCTACTGCAGCACGTACTAGATTGGCAGCCATATACCGATCTTATAGCACCGCCTTTTGGACAAGAAGTCCCGGACGAAACTATACGGATCACCGTACCGACAGCGACGGCGATTCTACGTATTACTTTGGCAATGGTTTGTACATACAGAGCGTAAGCGGAACGAGTTTCAGTCTTGCAGAGAGTTGCACTGGGTCTTTCGGTTATCTGCCCTGTTTCACCCTGCCGGAGACGCTGTACATTGACAAAGACGGCTTCCCGACTGTGAACCAGCCGCCTAAGATCACTTCCGATGTGGGCGAAAGCGGCGTGGCGCTGGGAGAGAAGAACGAGCCATTTACACTGCCCTACACCGTGACCGACGGCGACGGAGACCCCATGACCATCACCGAAAAGGTGAACGGCGTGGCGCTGGCCGTCCGCGAGAACGTGGCCTCTGGCACCGAACTCACGGTACAGCGTCTGAGCGAGAAAGCCCTGTTCCAGCAGATACTCAACGGAGAAAACACCCTGACGCTGGAAGCGGACGATGGAAAGACCACGACAGAGTGGACCGCTACCTTTACCAAAAATGTGACCCGTGCCGTCCTCTCGCTGGCCCAGCCCCTGACGGCAGACGACACCATCACCGTGGCTGCGCTGACACTGGAGGGCAGTTTCCCGGCAGACATGAGCCTGACCGTGGAGCTAACCAATAACGCACTGGACGATGCCCCCGTGTGGGAGACCTGCACCGACATCCAAAGCGGCAAAGCAAAGGCTTTCGCCCACCACAGCTTTACCAACAAGACCGCCGCCAAGGGAGCGGCCTTTAACTACAAGGTGACGATTACCCGGGGCGGCAGCGGCGTCGGCGGCAATATCACCATGATCGGAGGCGTCATCGGATGAGTCTGTACAAGATGGATAAGAGCCTGAAGAAACTCCACAGGAAGCTGGCAGAAGAGCAGAAACTCAGGGAGCTGCCCGGCCTCGTGGCAGAAATCGAAGACGCCCTGTGTGAGCAGGACATGGCATCGGAAGAGCGGCTGGCGGCTATCGAGGACTCGCTGTGCGAACTGGATGCCGCCGTCAACAAGTAAGGAGGTAGCATATGGATAAAATCTGGGCAAACCGGCTCATTGCCGGCACCAAGACGTGGGCAGAGATGCCCGCAAGCCGCCATGCAAGGGTGAAAGCGGAGCTGGCCAAACGGGTGATGGAGAGCAAGATCACCCCGGAGCAGTACCGGGAGATCACCGGCGAGCCTTACACCGCATAAGAGAGGAGCACGCTTATGATCGAACTCAGCGTATCTCTTGCCTCCAACGGCGCTGCAAAGCTGGCAGGCTATGAGCAGATGCTTCGCTTCGGCTACACCAAGAACCGGGGCGTGTACCGCCTTGCTGTCACCGCTTCCGGTGAGTGGGAAGGGCTGGCTATCCGCTGCTTCTGGCACGTCCCGGACGGCAAAGACCCGCTTTCCTCGCTGGTGGTGGACGGCTATGTAGACGTGCCTGCCAGCGTGACCGCACAGCCGGGCAACGGCTGCATCACTTTTGAGGGCAGCGACGGCACCAAGACCGTAACCAGCGCTGACCTGCGCTACCGGGTGGCTGCAAACTCCGGCACGGAGGACGGCACAGAGCCGGAACCGGGAACACCTGCATGGCAGGCTTTCGTGGATGCCGTGAAGGAATCGGCAGCATCGGCAGAGCAGTCCAAAACGGAAGCGCTGGACGCGGCAGAGCGGGCCGGGGCATCTGCCCAAAAGGCCGAGCAGGCCCTCTCTGACACCATCACCGCCAAAAATGACGCACTGAAAGCCATCGGTGACAAGCAGACTACAGCTACGCAGGCCGTGGATACGGCCCGGGACAAGGCTCTCCAGCAGGTGGAAGCCTCTACAGAAGCCGCCCAGACCGCCGCCAGCGAAGCCGCCGCTAGTGCGGGCAATGCAGACCAGAGCGCTCAGGAAGCCGCTGACAGCTTGCAGGAACTCAAGGACGGCATTGCAAACGGAAACTTCAAAGGCGAGAAAGGTGACAAGGGCGACACTGGCCCCATCGGTCCGGTCGGCCCGCAGGGAGAGCAGGGTCCTCAAGGCCCCACAGGCGCTACCGGCGACACTGGCCCTAAGGGCGAGACTGGGCCGCAAGGCAAGCAAGGCCCTCAGGGCATTCAAGGCGAGCGTGGCCCGCAGGGCGAAAAAGGAGAGACTGGCAACACGGGCCCGGCTGGCCCTGCCGCCACTGTCGCGGTCGGCACTGTGACCGGCCTTGGCGCTGGTGCCGCTCCGACCGTCACAAACTCCGGCAATGAGCACAATGCTGTGTTGGACTTTGGCATCCCCACCGCAAGCGCCCTTGACATCGCCATTGACGTTCTCTTTAAGCTCCCTCGCACCGGAAAGGTCTACACCGTAAAAATGCCGCGATTTGCGGCGAACCCCACCGTCAGCTGCGAGAAGCTGGACGACAACGCGGGACTTGTGTGCGAGCCGTCCACCGACACTGTCGAGGGGCGGGACGATTATGCCGACATTCCTCTTTTCAAGTGGTACAACTGCAATTATAAGAGGGATTCCTCCGGCCACGCCTACCCTACAGCTATCGAACATCTGAGCGACGATTACCGCAAGACTGGCACTGTGGACGTGGGCGTTATCCAGATGACTCCTTACGTCAGGTGGGACGACAGTGACCCGGATTATATCCTGTGGTCTATCACCGATTCTCCCCGTGATGGCTTTACCCCGTGGGCCGCTGCCAAGTCGGGTGACACCGTATATCCCTACGTCATCCACTCCAAGTTCTTCAGTGGCGTGGGTGAGGATGGGCTGCTGCGAAGCGTATACGACCTCGTTCCGGCACGCAACCAGTCGTACTACAGCCTGATTACAGACTACGCCAAGAAGGGCGCTGGCTATAAGGGCGCAGGCGGTGAACGGGTCGCGTGGCAAATCCTTTTTAACGCCATCAAGTGCGCTGTGAAATCCAGTCAGGAAAAGTATGCAGGCACTACGGGCTACAATCTCCAGTATCCCGCAGCTGTACAGCGAAGCGAGAAGCTGACCTACTTTCCTGTCACAGCGGCGCAGGCAAAAAACTTGCTGGTCGGAAGCCGGGTTTCTGTTGGATACGGTTCTAAGAGCAGCAACGGCACTGTCAATATCGACCGCAGCGGCGCCACCATGCACAGCTACGCCTCCGGCGCCAAAATCCTCAAAATCGAGGCCCTCGACGACACGACCAGCGCTGTGTATCTGGATTGCGATGCCTTTGACACGATGCCTGTCGCTCTGTCTGACACCCTGAACGCACCTATCACTCTGTCTACGATATACTGGTGCAACGGCACAACGGACGCGGTCATCGGCCACCATGATGGCAGCCCCGGCAGCAATACGGATGCTAAGCACCCCTATCGCGTGCAGGGCATCGAGTATGCTGTGGGCGGCTATGAAGTGCTCAGTGATGTGGTACTCGCCTTTGACGACAGTAACGGCAAGAACATATATGTCTGTCCTGCTGGCGTAGCGCATACCAAGACCGATGCGGAGATTCTGGCGAAGTATAAAAAGGTCGGCAACTTTCCTGCGGGTGACTTCTGGATTGGAGACATCGGCTTCGACCCGGAAACCTGCGTAACGTGGCCTGCAACGCAAGGCTCCGGAGATAAAACAGGCGTCGGCGACCGCGCCCATGGTGGTGGAAACGCAAGCAAGAACGCCCTGCGCGAATACTTGCAAGGCGGTGATCTCGGGCAGTGGTCGGGTGCTGGCGCTTCGCATGTGTATTGCTGGCGCTGGCTTGGGGGCGGGTACTGGCATTGCTTGGCCGCCGATTGACACTTTGCGTCGGGGGTGAATGCCGCTTGCGGCAGAGGGGGAAATCCCACTGAAAGCAATGCAGCATGAGACAACTATAAATGAAAGGAGTTGTAGCACATGAAAGCAAACTTCGATGCAGAGCAGCCCGCCGTCCGATCTGTACGTGACGGCCATACGCTGTATATTTTTATCTGTGTCAACGGCCAGTGGACGGAATGGAAGTACGATGAATCTCAGCCTGCACAGCAGGTGTGGGAATACGACTACCGGGAAATTGTGGCTGATGAGAGCAAAATCGACCTTGAGAAGGTGCGAGCTGCTCCTGAAAAGTATCTGGATTGGACAGAGCCTGTCGAGAAAACGGACGCCGAGAAAATTGCGGAGCTTCAGGAAAAGAACGAGATGCTTACACAATGTCTGATGGAAATGTCGGAGATTGTCTATGCATAAAATCACACAAAAAATCGAAAGGATGGTACTTATGATGGCTATGTTATGGGCACAGGAGATCATGTCCGCTGAGACTATGGAGGAGGCAAAGGCTCTGTATGAGCGCTGCCCCCGTCTGCTGAAGCCGAAGGTGAAGGACATTCTCATCAAGAGCGGCTTTGAGGAAATCGTAGGCGAAAGCAACGCCTGAGAAAGGACGTGGTTGTATGAGCTTTCTTGAGTTTTTGAGCAGCCTCTTTGCGGGCCTTTTCGGCCCTTCCCGCCCCTTCGCAGATGCCTCTCCCGAGGTGCCCACTGTGGACACCAAAACCTCCGCTCCTCCCGGCTGGGAGGGCGAGCCGCCCTACCGGTACATCGACGTGAGCCGGTATCAGGGCAAAATCACCCTCGACGGCTGGCGCAAGGTCAAAGCGGCTGGCTACAAGGGCGTCATGCTCAAGACGGTATCTACCAACAAAAATTTCTCCAAGCGGGCAGACGGCCTGTATATCGACCCCACCTTTGAAACCAACTACCGCAACGCCCGGGCTGCGGGTCTGGACGTGGGCGTCTACTACTACACCTACGCCACCAGCGAGGCGATGGCCGATGCAGAGCTTGCCCTGCTGCGGCAGGCGGTGTACGGCAAGGAGTTTTCTCTCCCCGTTTGCGTGGACGTGGAGGAGAACAAGCTCAAGAAGCTGTCCACGCTTGACCTGTCCAACCTCGCCGCTTACGCGCTGGAACAGGTGGAGAAGATGGGCTTTTACGCCCAGCTCTACACCTACACCGGTTACAAGTATGAGCTGGACATGGCGAGGCTGTCCTCCCGATGGGACGTCTGGCTGGCCGATTACACCGGAAAGGCCCCCAAAGTGAGCTTTAAGTACAATGCGCACCAGCACACCAGCAAGGGCAGTGTTCCGGGCATCTCCGGCAACGTAGACCTCAACGTAACCACCCTCAACTACCCCCGCATCATCAGAAAGAAGGGCCTGACCCGTCTCCGGGAGGGCGCATGACTAAAGAGCAGGCTCTTTTGTGGGTGCTGGGCGTTGTTGGCAGCGTGTGTGCAGGAGCGGTCACGCTGGACAAAGTCTTGGACATCATCCACAAGTACATCAAAAAGGCGCAGGCCCCCGACGCCGCGCAAAACCAGCGACTTGACGCTATCGAGCAACGGCTGGGTGCAGTCGAAAGCATCTCGTCTCAGCACGCAGCGGCCCTAAAACGCGACCTCACCCGCTTCGACGCGATCGACGAAGAGATTTGCTTGGCCCTTGATGGCGTGCGGAATCTTTTGGACGCTCAGCTCTCCGGGGACAATCACGAAGGGATGCAGAAAAGCAAGGCTAGCATCGACAACTATCTTTTGAAAGGAGTTACCAATCATGGAAGCAATCAATGAAATCTTGAGCGTCATCCCCGTTCCTGTGGCCGTCATCCTGATGCTGGGCGGACTCGTCTTCTACGTCATCGGCGGTATCCGTCTGGGCTATGGCGCGGCAGTCAAAAATCTGGTGCTCAATCTTATCACTCAGGCGGAGCGGGAGATTCAGGGCACCAAGCGCGGCGCAGAGCGCAAGGCGTGGTGTGTCAAAATGCTGCGTCTCTATCTGGACAATAGCAAGCTGGGCAGGCTGGTCTCGTGGGCCATCACAGAAGAGACCATGAGCAAGGTCATCCAGTTTTTCTTCGACCAGATGCGGAAGGCACTGCAAAAGCAGTAAGGAGGTTATCATGGCAAGCACTACATACGAGCAACCGTCGCGCTATTACTACGACCAGCGCGCATACCCGATTTTATGGCCCGCAGTGCGTGACAATTTTGCCAACGGCGGCAAGATGGGGCATTACCGTGCCGTGACCGCTCGAGTGCGTAACTCTGGACAGTTGCCGCAGCCCTTCTGGCTCGGTACTGCCCGTGGCGGCGGCTCGCGTAGTGCTGCCCGCTGCGCTGCAAGGACTTGACCGACAGCAGATGACCACCGCCATCAAAAACGCACCGCTTGGGAGGGTTGACCGTAAGATAGCCTTACTGCGGTATGTTGAGCGGCTCCCGCTGCCGGACATTGCAGCGCAGGTCCACTACTGCCGCCAGTCGGTTTCGGCCCGGCTGGACGGCATTGCAAAAGTTTTTGAGTAAAGCAAACCCCCGGTGTTCCGTTTTTGGAGCATCGGGGGTATTTTTTATGCGGACTGCTCAGCAGGGGCGGAGAGCACTTTGCGTTCCTTTGCTTTCTGCTCTGCCTGTTCCTTCACAGTCAAATAGCCATGGTCGTGCATCTGCTTGTAGATAAACGCCTGTCCGGTGCGGTTCCAGCGGGTGTTCTCTTTGGTCTCGCCGTTGCCTACCTCAACAGGAATACTCACTGTATAACCCTTGTCGATGTACTTTCGCTTTGGTATCCACTGTTTGTTGACCTTCTTCTGAATGCCCCATTCTTCCAGCAGTTTGTTGAGCTTGTTGGCGGTCATGCCAAAGTTGAGCGCGATCTGCGTCACAGTGAGCGTTTCATCACTCAAAAGCATATTATGGGCGTACTCGGCGGCGGGTTTGAGCTTGGCATTTTCCTTTTCAAGCTGCTTGGAGCGCTCCTGTTCCCTTGCAATGATGCCCTGCGCCATCACCAACGCTTTAGAGAGCGCCAGCTCTGGCGGTTCCGGTTCAGGTGTGGTCAGCTTCTTCTCCATCTCGTTAAAGGCTTGGATGTACTTCAGCTTCCACTCCATAGCTTTTGCACTCTTGTTGAAGCCCATAACCAACAGGGTAAAGCCATCCCGGTTCATCAGGTACATGGGGTAAGTTTGTCCATTCTGCGGGTGGACATACTCTGTCTTGAAGAACATGGGGGTGTCCCCATTTTTGGGGAGACCCTTCATAATGTCTTCGATGTCACGCATCACATGGTCGTGACGCTTCTCAAACTTTTCCGCAATGTCCAGACTGGACACCACAGCCTGCCCGTTCTGAGCGGAAAGAATAATGTCACTCATGCTGCACTCTCCTTGTTAATCTCCGCTTCAATGACTTCATCGACTTCCTTTTCCAAACCCGTGAGGGATGCAAACAAGGCCGTAATCAAAGAGTTGTACATCGGGGCTTCGTTCCAGAGCTGGCTCACAAGCTCGCTGGTGCGCTCCCGCTTGATCATATCGGTCTTGTGCGTTTCCTCAAACCAGTTGGCAAAGATGTTCAGTAGGTCGTGCATTACTCGGAGTTCGCCAGAAACAGCATCCAGTTCAAGCTCCACTTTCGTGATTTTCTTTTGCATTATAGAATACCTCAAAAATGTTTGTAAAACACTAGAGGTCGTGGTATAATAAATTTACCAGACCTCTGCGTTTGGCATTTGTAACTGTATCCCGGAACTTTCCACGGTGGCGGGGTACAGTTATTTTTTTGTGACCTCGGACTTTACTTTTTGAATACCTAAACGGATAACATCACTTCTTGTTTTGCCTAAAGCTTCGCAGCAAAGGTCTAAATCCTCTATGGTCTGCTTATCGGCGCGAATTTTAAGCTGTATATCTTTTGGGTTTTCTGTCTTGGGTCTGCCTGTACGGGGCGACATCAAATCACCTCCTGCTGTGTACACATTTATTATATCATGTGTACACAATAAGTCAATATCTTTTTCAAAATATTTATAGTTCGTAAAAAATAAGCGCTCACGCGGTGTTATGCCGTGTGGGCGCTTTTCTTTTTTGTCTTTCGTTTGACGTTCGTTTAACGCACGGATTCGGTAGAAAAGGTACTATGGGCGCAAAGGGAGGGGGAGCGCCATGTGGCACAGGTTCAACCCGAACCCCCAAGGAAACGGCGTGGGGGATTGCACCGTGCGGGCAGTGGCGGCAGCTACAGGCCAAAACTGGGAGCGGGCGTATATCGGACTTGCGCTTACTGGCTTTATCCTCGGTGATATGCCCAGCGCCAACCGCACATGGGGCGCATACCTCCAAAAACGAGGGTTCAAGCGCCGTTTGGTGGAAGCAGACTGCACCACCTGTTACACCGTGGCAGATTTTGCCCGGGAGTACCCGCACGGCGTGTATGTGCTGGGCTGCTCCGGCCACGTCCTGACCGTCATCGACGGCGTGTGGTGGGACAGCTGGGACAGTGGCGCGGAATGCCCGATCTACTACTGGTACAAGGAGGACTAAACGATGCCGTACAATCCATATGGCTACCAAATGCCAAACTACTACGGACAGCCTATGCCTGACCAGCTCACGCAGCTGCGGCAGAATGCCGGGTATCAGGCGCCCATGATGAGCCAACCGACAGGGCAAAGCTCCCCATCTACGCCTCCTATCATCTGGGTGCAGGGCGAAGAGGGCGCAAAAGCCTACATGGTAGCCGCCGGGAACAGCGTACTCTTGATGGACAGCGAGAACAGCGCTTTTTACATCAAGAGCACCGACGCCAGCGGGATGCCGCTTCCGCTCAGGGTCTTTGACTACAAAGAACGGACCACAGCGGCTAAGATGCCCGCTCAAGCTGTCCAACAGCCTGGCGGGGAGTTCGTCACCCGGGCGGAGTTTGACGCTTTGGCGGCTCGCTGCGAGGCGCTGGAAAAGCAAGAACCCACAAAACCTGAAACGGAGGTCAAGTAATTATGGCAAACCCTCTTTTTAATGCACTGGGCGGCGGCAAAGCATCCTCCATGCCCGGCCCTATGGGGCAGTTCGGACAGATGATGCAGCAGTTCCAACAGTTCAAGGCCAACTTTCAGGGCGACCCAAAGCAGGAGGTGCAAAAGCTCCTGCAATCCGGGCGGATGAGCCAAGACCAGCTCAACCAGCTTCAGGCAATGGCTCAGCAGTTCCAGCAGTTTTTGCAATAAGTCGTAACCGTGGCCACGGTTGAGATACACTTTTAATCAAAAATTCCGAAAGGAGTACAAAATGTCTCTTTCTTCTGACAACATCGGCCTGACTATGCCGGTGCAGCCCGCCAATACCAACAATGGCAATGGCTTTGGCTTTGGCGGCGATGGTTCGTGGTGGATCATCGTGCTCTTTCTTTTCATCTTCTGCGGCTGGGGCGGTAACTGGGGCGGCAATCGCGCCGGTGCCGGGACGACCGGCGCCGGCGTCGTGGATGGTTACATCCTGACCAGCGACTTCGCCAACATCGAACGCAAGATCGATGGCGTAAACAACGGTATGTGTGACGGTTTCTACCAGCAGGCACAGCTCATCAACGGCGTCCAGCAGACCGTGAGTAACGGCTTCATGTCCGCCGAAATCAGCCGTGCAAATCAGCAGGCGGCATTCATGCAGCAGCTGTTTGCTATGCAGATGCAGGCACAGGATTGCTGCTGCGAGACCCGGTCTGCTATCCAGGGCGTCAACTACAATCTGGCTACTCAGTCCTGCGAGACCCGGAACACCGTGCAGAACGCGACCCGGGACATCGTAGACAACCAGAATCAGAACGCCCGGGCTATCCTGGACGCTCTCACAGCTCAGCGCATCGAGGCAAAGGACGCCAAGATTGCGGAGCAGAGCCAGCAGCTCTTTGCGGCTCAGCTTGCAGCTTCCCAGGCGGCGCAGAATGAGACCCTCAAGGCATACATGAGCGGTCAGCTGGCCTACTACAACCCGCGTCCCGTTCCTGCCTTCCCGGTTCCTGCGCCGTACCAGTACGGTAATTGTGGCACCGGATGCGGCTGTAACGGCTGCGCATAACCAAATAATGGCAACTGACTACAATTTGTAGCCTGTTCAGCCCCTGAGCTGATTTTGCAAACCAGAGCGCCGGGGCAAAAGTCCCGGCGTTTTTTCTATGAAAGGAGCCGATAAAATGGCTGAATTTAGCAACTCCAACACCGTCACGGTGGCGGCGGGTGAAAACCTTCCCCTGACCGAGACCGCCGTGAAAGCCCCCGCCTGCATCATGCACCGTGAGGGCAGCGGCCTCGTGACCCTGCGCGGCCTGACAAACCAGTGCAAAGCCCGCTTCAAGGTGAGTTTTGGCGGAAATATCGCCGTTCCCACCGGCGGCACTGTGGGACCCATTTCCGTGGCGCTGGCTGTCGGCGGTGAGTCGCTGACCAGCGCGACCGCGATTGTCACCCCGGCGGCAGTCGAAAATTACTTCAATGTTTTCGTGGCTGCGTTCATCGAGGTGCCGCGTGGCTGCTGCGTGACCGTGGCGGTTAAAAACACCAGTACGCAGGCAGTCAGCATTGCAAACAGCAATCTGATCGTTGAGCGGGTAGCATAAGAAAGGAGATAAAATCATGCTGGATAAACTGAATCATCTGAAGGATGAGATGTGCGACGAGCTCATGGAGCTGACCGACAAAAAGAACCGATCCCCGGGCGATGTTGAGATGATCGGCGAGATCGTGGACATCATTTTGGACGTTCACCGCATCGAGGATTACTGCGAGGGCGGCGAGTACAGCCGTACAGGCGAGTGGGAAGCCGACATGCGCGGATCCTTCAACCGCGACGCCGGAAACGGTTACAACCGGGGCAACAGCTACGCCAACCGTGGCCGTCACTATGTGCGCGGACACTACTCCCGCACGGATGGCCGTGATCGCATGATCTCTGACATCGAGGACATGATGCAGGACGCCACCGGCGCAGAGCGAGACGCTTACAAACGCGCGGCGGACATTCTGCGCAACGCATAAGGGAGGAGGGCGGCAAGTATGGACATCGACGAGATCAACACCCATATCCACAAGCTGAAATGCGGATCGACGGACTGGCAGAGCGTGGAAAAACTTGCCGCCCTCTGCACCGTGAGGAATGAGCTGGAAGAAAAGCAGGCACCGGCAGAAATGCAGACTCAAGCGCTGCCTCCCGCGTCGTACCCGGCGGCATACTCCACAAAAGCAAATCCGCAAAGCGAGTTCGTGGAAGCGGCCAGCGCCGCGCCCTTTGGAGGCTTGATGGAAGTGCTTGATGAGCACATGAGCGCCATAAAGCTTGCATACCCGAAAGAGTATGAGTTGGTCATGCGGAAGATAACCGCATTGTAAAACGACACAAAATGTGTTATTTTTACATACAGCCAAAACTTGAAAAAACTGAATTTTTGAGCTTGATAAGCTAACACGTAACTAACAAATTTGACTTTATTCTCGATAAAACGTAAAATAAAACTGATTTGTAATCAGTGGGTTGCAGGTTCAACTCCTGTCACCAGCTCCAAAAACAAACGCGCGAACGATGAAAACAAATCGTCCGTGCGTTTTTCTTTTTGCTTGAAATGCTTTAAAATCTCCTGAATGAACGTGACAATCTAACAAACAATCTAACAAATCAATACTTCATCTTTCGCATTTCCTGCAACAGATAATCCGGGTCATTGTGGGAGACGTACTTGTTGGCTGTGGTGGAGAAATTTTTGTGACCCAAGATGGCCTGCACGGCGGTCTTTTCCAGACCGCACTCCACCATCTTGCTGCTGGCCGTGTGGCGCAGCGTATGCGGATGCACCCCCTCTATGCGGCACTCCTGCATCAAGGCTCGAAACTTTGTAGCCACGTTGCGCTTGTCCAGCTTTGTACCGGCTTTGGACGGTATCAGCCACTCACAGCCGCTGTCAAGCATCCAAAAGGCAATGATTTTGTAAATGGGGTCCAAAATAGGGATAATGCGGTTTTTGCCCGCCTCGGTCTTCTCGCCGCCCTGCATATACCGCTCTTTGAGATGCACATCGTCGCAGCGCATGGAGAGCAGCTCATCGATACGCATACCGGTGTAGAGCAGCACCATTGCGATTTGTGCTGTCTGCCCAAGCTTCGGGTCGTCTTGTCGGCTGCTGATCTGCTCTATCTCTTGAGCGGTCAAGGTTCGCTCTGCCTTGCCTGTAGCCGCTGGGAGCTGCAAGAGCATGGCATAGTTTTTGTTTATGATGTCCTGAGCCATTGCCCACTCGCAGATCTGGCTGAAAAGTGTGCGCTGCTTTTCGCAGGAGCTGCGAGAGAGGCCCTTTTCCATCATCCGGTCAATCACCTGTTGATAGTCTGCGGCTTTTAAGTCCCGGAGCTGTCGGTCGTACAGCGGCGCAGCCTTTGCATAGGCCAGCTCATAACCCTTTTTCATGTCAGTGCTGAGCTTGTCAAATTTGGGCTGCGCTTTCCATTGGGCGTAGGCATCCGCAAAAGTGCATTTCAGACGCGCTGCGGGGGTGTTCTGGGCGTTGTAAGCGTCCAGTGCTTGTACTGCTTCGCCCGGCGTCGCAAACGTCCCCAGAACGTCTCGCTTGGCTGTCAGGGCCACATACGGCTTTGACCTCGTCCCGCTCAACTTATATACACTGCCGCTGCCCTTTGGGCGGCGGCGCTTTTTTCTTTGCTGCGGGGCGGCTTCGGGCTGCTTCTTGCCGCAGTAGGGGCAAAAAGATGCGTCGTCCGGTATTTCCCGACGGCAGCAGGCGCGAATGCACTTCAAAGCTCTTCACCTCGCTTTGCGGTATAGTCGGCCTCGCCGCTCTTCGCGGCCTCTTTGCCTGCCTGATACGCCGACCTCAGCAGATTCACTGGCGGCTGGACTTCCCACGGAATCGGATCCGTCCCTGTAGCCACGGCGAACCCGTAGTTGTCCAGTATCTGGCCGCAGACGGATACCTTGTTCTGCAAGGGAGTGTGCAGGTTTGCGCACACCTCAGCAAACACCGCCGGTGGATAGCTGCCATGTCGCCCCAAAAGGATAAACAGCACCATCTCTTTTACAATTCGCGGCGCCGTGCGAAAGTATTCCGTAAGTGCTTCATCCAGATCTTCGTCTGATTTGCGCTGTATGGGTTCTTTGTAAAGCTCCGGGTGCAGCATTTCCTGCATGGCGGGGAGCGGAGAAGTCCCGCAAGCCTCGAACCAGTCCATTATCTTGTCGGCCGGTGGGCTGGACGCCCCACACTCCCAGCTCTGGATCGTAGCCTTTCCCTTGTTGATACGGCGGGCCATGTCGACTTGGCTCAAGCCTGCCGCAACTCTGGCCCGCGCCAGCGCGATACCAAGCTTTTCCGCAGTAAAGTAGCTCATCAATTACAACCTCACAAATTTCCATGCCATAAAAACAAAAAGTGACATGGGGAAAACCCATGCCACTCGACAGAGCATAAATCCTTCAAGTTTTCCCATAAAATGGTAAAATCTAAAACAAGTTGGACGAATTGAACAAAAACAGAGGTGAAATAAAATGGATTTCGAGCAAAGAAACGGTAAAGAAAACGAAATGACCATCATTGACGGGATGCCCGCCACCATTTTGACCGGCACGACCCGAACACCTGAACCTTGGGAGGACTAAAGATGGACAAGATGCAGCTGTTTTGCACCCACATTCGCGCCGCGCTGGCCTGCTATGAGGATATGCCGCCGGAGGGTAAGGACTGGGCCTGCCTTTATGTAACCCGCAAGGCAAAGTCTATTCAGGCTCTCCACGCCGCAGCAGACGCACCCGGTGGGGAGCTTGCCGCTGAACTGTTGCAAAAATTGCAACAACCTTGCAACCACGGATAATAACGCGCATATTTTGCGCGGATTCAGCGCGAAACGCGCGTATTTAGTAAAAAGTCAGCGTAAATTTCAGCGATTCAGCGCAAATGCTAAATTTTTCGCGCATTTTTGCGCGATTAAACGCGCTTGACGCGATACAATCAACAGTTGTATAATGCGGTTGTGAACAGGGCCGCACATCAATATCCCACAGCAGTGGCTCCGTATTCCGCTTGGCCTTGGCTAAATCCCTCAAACACCAACTGTTCAATCAGACCGGAGCGAGAGAAAGACATGGAATTGATATAATTTTTTGCTCTTATTGCAGCCTGTTCGTTCCAGTCGGCGCCACAATGATCTACGGCATAAGTAGCATCTTCCGTGGAATATCCTTCAAACTCAAGCTGACTTTCAAGGCCGCTGTAAGAGAATCCCATACCAGCGCTCAGGTAGTTTTTAGCAGCCCGCAAAGCGTTTCTCTGCCCCATTGTAAGGCTATCATCGGCAGAAATTGACGATTTTACGGACGTGCTGCCCTTTGTTCCGTACGTTGAACTTGTCGTGCTGGAAGAAGGGGTAAGCATAAGGACGAACACGATCAGCGCAACACTAACAGCGACCGCGCATCCGCATCCGTGACCTTTTTTCTTCGTTTCAGGCTTTTCGTCTGATTCGATAGCTGCTGTCACGGAACCCGAAGCAACAGGTGCTCCACATTCAGGGCAAAATTTTACGTTCTCAATTTCAGCTCCGCATTTTGGACATTTCATAAAACGCACCTCACATATACAAAAATAGGCAGCCAACCAGCTGCCGAAAAGCTAAATTATCAAGGAAAATGCCAAAGGAGGAAAATAAAGTGCAAGAAAATAGCACAAAATTGATGAAAGACACCCCGGAATGTGTTATACTTGAGAAAATCAAGCTTGCACTTTCCCTTGGCATCGACGTGGATAAACTTTTACAGGAGGTAAAAATATATGCTTAATACTGCACTTCTTGTCATTTTAGTTGGCCTGATTATCTATATCGGCGCTATTCTGACATATGAATTTCTTGACTTGAACGATTTTGCTTTTCTTCACAAAAAGCCAAAATATACCGTCATTCCGGCAGAGTGTTTTCCTAAAAAGGTTACGCTGGGCGACCTCTGCGAACTCTGCCCTGAAACTATTTTCAAGGTGGTTGACGGAAATAGCGGATTTGCCATGATTAACCCGCAAGATATTGACAGCGAAAAACTGAGCATTTACAAAACACTTTCTGCTTACAATCTGGACACGCAGAATCAAACGCTGGAGGTTTCCGACCCTTCGCTTCTTTGAGATACAAAAAGCGTCAATACCGTACTCACGACAGCAGAGAGCACCGCAATGACAACACTCTGAGCAAATTGTTTGCGGCTAATTCTCTGCTGTCTTTGCTTTTCGATAAAATAAAGAACGCCCTTTTGAGTAAGAGAAATAGAAAAATTCTCAAAAATGCCATTTTCTGTAAAATCATATACCGTTATCAAGCCATCTGCCCACAAAGAGTCAATCAAAGACTTTGGATTTTTTATGCCATTTTTAATAAAAATGCTAGGCGTAAAATAATCGTCATCTTCATGGGTTTCGTAATAGTCACAAATTATTTTCATGCCTTTATGAATCTGGGCTTCGCTAACCATTCCCGTCACCATCTGGCATATTCAAAACGGCATCAATCGTAGTGTTCAGCATATCCCAAAATGCCGCCTGCTGTTCAGGCGAAAGCTTTTTCATCTTATTAAGAGTGGCCTGCGCCTTTGCATCCAGCCCGTTCTCCATCTGGGGAGCGGGCTTTTCTTTTTGCTCTTCGCCGGTGAGTTCTTCGACCGTGACGCCTAGCGCATTGGCTACTGGCACTAGCATTTCATCCGGGAAGTCACGTCCACTTACTATCATTTGCGAAATATAGCCGCGGCTCTTTCCAATCTCTCGGCATACAAAAGAAACGTTGATCCCTTTTTCAGTAGCGATTTTTTTAGCTCTCTCCACATTTCGCATAGAAAAGACCTCGCTATTCTGTGAAAATAGCCAAATGTTCACTAAATTGCAGATTAGCTATTGCAAAATAGCCACTTGGCTAGTATAATACTAAGCACAGGGCAAACAAAACCAAAGCCCCTGACAATATTATATCG